GACACAGACATCCAACCTCAAGATTCGGTGGTGGTGGCAGGAGCTGATCATGGCTTCAGCGGCACTCAGACTGTCATCTCCACCGAGCCTTATGAGTTCATAGGCGTATCTGAAGAAGGTGACCTGATGTTTGATTACTCAGTCATCATCGAAAACCAGTTCATCTACAAAAATGCCGGCACTGACTACCCTCGGGATGTCGCTACTGGCACAGTCACTTTCAGCCCCAGCCCAAGTTGGATTACATCAGCCGATGTGACCAGCTGGCTTGGCATCGAAGTGGCTACCGCCAATGACACCGCATTCATAGCTGTATGCGTTTCTGCGGCCAACAGTTGGGCATTCCGCAAGCGTAGGGAGGCAGGCTATACAGACAGCCTCTCGAGCGCTCCTGACGGTGCATCGAAATTGGGCACAGTAATGTATGCCGCAATGCAATATCGCTCAAGAGGCGCTGTGGATGGATACGCCTCTTTTGATTCCATGGGCATGGGCTCCCCCACCATGTCCCTTGGCCAGATCATGCAGTTGCTCGGTTGCGGAAGACCGCAGGTTGCGTAATGGCTGCAACGGGCATTCTCTACGAAGCAGTCAACGCCACCAAGACAGCACTGACAGGTTTAGGCCTCAAGCCAGTTACTGATCCGCGCAACGCTCGCCCTTTGTCCGTCATGATCGAGCTACCTACGCTGGATGTCTTTACTTACAATGTGGGCGACATCAGGCTTGTCATTCGTGTCTTGGCTGGCCCCCCTGGGAACCAAGATTCTGGCGACTACTTAATCACAACAGTGGACACCATCATGAACTCATCAATCGCCATAGTGGATGGAAGGCCATCTCTCGCTTCATACGGCGAGCAGATGCTTCCTTGCTATGACATGACTGTTGCCGTAGCAGTACGGCGTAACTAGAAAAAGGAGCCACCAATGGCAACAACAACATTCCTATCCAACGCAACTATCAACATCACCCAAGGTGCCACAACCACAGACATGAGCGATCAGGCAAACACTGTCGCCGTGACTATTGGCCAAGATGCTCTTGAGTCAACTGCCTTCGGAGATGGCGGCCACCGCTTCGTTGGAGGCCTTCAATCAGTGGAAGTCAGCGTGACTTTCTTCCTCAGCTACGGCGCTGGCGAGGTTGAAGCCATCCTTGCATCATGCGTAGGCACTGGCACCACTGTCCTGACCATCTCGCCATCAGGCGCAACCGAGTCAGCCAGCAACCCGGAATATGTGATTACTAACTGCATGCTGGCATCTTTCACGCCAATCAACTCCACAGTGGGCGAACTCGCTACCGTAGAAGCTACCTTTACTGGCGGCACCTGGGTACGGGATATCACCGCACCATAAACAAGAAATCACATCATGCAACTCACGCTCAAAGTCACAACAGACCAAACCACATACGAAGTCAAAACAAATCTCTATGTCATCATTGCCTGGGAACGAAAGTTCAAACAAAAAGCTTCCAACCTTGCCTCTGGCGTAGGTCTCGAGGACTTGGCATTCATGGCATTTGAGGCTTGCAAAGTCAACGGCATTGCAGTGCCGGCAGTCTTTGATGACTATGTCAAGCGCCTTGTCAATATTGAAGTGGTAACGGATGAACCCACAAACCCCACCAGCGAGGCACCTACTCACGATCTCTAGCAGAATTGCTGGTTGAGACTGGGTGGTGGCCTCCACAAATACCATTCGAAATGCAAGACATGAACACAGTCATTGATGTGATTAACAAATCGAGGCGCAAGTGACAAGTGAGCTTGGCCCGATTGAAGTTGTTGGTCTCAAAGAAGCGCTGGCGCAGCTGAACAAGATTGACAAGAAACTGCGTAGGTCTATCACTACTGACTTCAAGCAAATCGTTGACCCTGTACTAATCGAGGCTCGCCGCAACATCCCAGAGGATGCACCACTGTCGGGTATGGCTAGATCATGGACTGGTAACAGTGGCGCTGAGCTGATGGCTTGGGATGCCAAGAAGGTCAACAAGAATCTTAAGGCTTTCACCAGTGGCAAAAAAATACGCGATGCACCTGGAGGGTTTAGACAGAACCTTGCAACCTTTGGCATCAGGTGGGGTGGGCCGCAAGCTACCCTGTTTGACATGGCGCGAAAAGGCACACTCTCTCAAGCTTTGCAAGCTAGGTATGGGCCACCATCTCGAGTTATCTGGCGAGCATACGAAGCTCAGAGCACTGAAGTGGACAAGCAAGTTCGTGAGCTAGTGAACAAGGTCATGAAGATGACAGGTAACAACGGGAGAATCTGATGGCTATTACAATCCCCATTATTAGCGAATTTGATGGCGCTGGCATATCAAAGGCTATTGCTCAGTTCAAGCAGCTTGAGACAAACGGCCAAAAGGCACAATTCGCAATCAAGAAGGCAGCAGTGCCGGCAGGTCTTGCAATAGCAGGTTTGGCTGTCGCTTTAGGTGATGCAGCTAAGGGTGCGATGGAGGATGCAGCTGCGCAAGTTGTACTCGCTGGCAACCTGCGTAACTCTGCTCATGCCACTGATGCTCAGATCAAAGCTACTGAAACGGCCATCACCAAAATGTCAATGGCAACGGGCGTGGCTGATGATGAGTTAAGACCTGCGTATTCAAAATTAGTCTTGGCCACCAAAGATGTTGACCGTTCAACCAGGCTGTTAGGCATTGCCCAAGACATAGCCGCAGCCACGGGCAAACCGCTCGAAAGTGTGACCCAGGCTTTAGCCAAGGCTGAGATGGGGCAGTATGCAGCCTTGAAGAAGCTAGGCATCCCAATGTCTGAGGGCATTCAGGCTTCGATTGATTTGCAAAAGGAACAGAAGAAGCTTGCCAAAGATGAAGCCGCGCTTGCCTTGGTTAAGTATCAAATCGCTGAGGGCATGTTGTCTGGCGAGGAAGCCACCAAGAAACTGACAGCTGCGCAAGAGAAGTTTGCATCACAGTCAGCTATCACTAACGATTTGATGGCTACGACAGGCGACTACGCAGACGATGTAGCCAAGAGCTTTGGAGGTGCCGCCTCAGACGCTGCCAACACCGCTGAAGGGCAATTCAAGCGCCTAGGCGTGGCACTAGCTGAGACCAAGGAATCAATCGGGGCCGCACTATTGCCAGCCATAGAAGCTGTCTTACCTTTTCTTCAAACGATGGCAACCTGGGCACAAGAGAACAGCACAGTGTTCCTGGTCGTGGCTGGTGTCATCGGAGGAATCGCAGCTGCCATTGTGATCACCAATGCCGCAATGACAGCTTGGACAGCAGCGACCACAGCCTTCACAGTGGTTCAGACAGCCTTTAACGCGGTTATGGCCGCCAACCCAGTTGTGCTCTTTGCTGTGGCAATAGCCGCGCTGGTCGTAGGGCTGGTCATCGCCTATAAGAAGTTTGACAAGTTCCGCGCCATTGTGGATGCCGTATTTGATGCCATCAAGAGCGGTGTCAAGTTCGGGCTAGAAGCCATTACTGGATACTTGACTTTCGTTATGGGAATCTATAAAGGCATCTTCAATGAAATAGCCAAGCTCTGGAACAACACCATCGGCAAACTCAAGTTTAAGATTCCAGACTGGGTGCCAGGTATCGGAGGCAACGGCTTCGATGTCCCAGACATACCTATGTTGGCAAACGGAGGCATCGTGAGCTCGCCCACCTTGGCTCTTATCGGGGAGCGCGGCCCAGAAGCTGTAATCCCTCTTGACCGAATGAACAGCATGGGCGGTGGCATGAACATTACAGTTCAGGCTGGCCTTGTGAGCACCCCAGATCAGATGGGGCAGTTAATCATTGAGAGTATCCAGCGAGCCCAACGGCGCAGTGGTCAGGTGTTTGCAGCTGCATGAGCACACCAACTATGCAGGTCATGGTGGGCTTTCAAAGCACCACAGGCTTCGGTACTCCATTCCTTTTGAATGATGCCTTCTACGGCGTTCTGGACACGGCTGGAAGGGGAACCCTAGGCGGTGTCACAATGGTTGACCTCACCAGCATTGTTGAATCCGTCTATATCACTCGAGGCAGGTCAAGACAGCTAGACCAGTTCAATGCCGGCACTGCCACAATCGCCTTTGACAACTCAAGCCAAATCCTCAACCCCAGCAACACCTCCAGCCCGTACTATCCATTTGTATTGCCTCGCTGCCCTGTTCAGGTGCTCGCCAATGGTGTGCCTATCTACACGGGTCTAGTCACTGACTGGAATCTTGATTACGACATCAGCAACGAAGACATGATGTATGCCTCATGCTCTGATCAGTTCACAGTGCTCGCCAACCAAGCCCTCAACGCTGTCACACCAGCTGCCGAAGCCAGTGGTACGCGAATCAACACAGTGCTCAGCTATTCCGAGATTAACTACCAAGGCGCTCGAGCCATAGATACTGGTTCATCCAGCCTGGGCGCTTACGCCATCAGCCAAGACACAAATGTGTTGAACTATCTACAACAGATCAACACAAGCGAGCAGGGCTACCTCTTCATGAGCGCCAACGGCACCCTCACATTCAAGGGCAGGTCTAGTGTTCTCAACCCAGTCGCTGGGGCTACATTCAACACTGATGGCACTGGTCTGCCCTACCAGACTCTCATCAACCAGTATGGCGATGAGCTTCTTTACAATTACATAATTACCCAGAGCCCTGCTGGAGCTGTGCAAACCACCAGCAACGCCACCAGCATCGCGCTATATCAAGCCCAGCAATACGCCCTGACAGATTTGCTAAACAGCACAACATCCGAAGTGGCTGGTCTCGGTAACTATTTGCTGGGCAAGTATCAAAACCCAGTCCTCAGATTTACAGGCCTCTCAACTCAAATGGCCGCGCTATCAAGCGCCAACCAGAACATCGTGCTTGGGCTCGACCTCACCAGCATCTGCACAGTAGTTAAGAACTTCGTTACGGGTACCCCAGCGACCGAGACACAAACCTTGATTGTCTCTGGGGTCAGCCATAACATCACTCCTGGCTCACACATAGTCTCATTTACATTTGAAAGCACAGATGGAAATCAGTACCTCACATTCGATAACGCAATATTCGGAACGCTCGACAACAACCTTCTAAGTTTCTAAAGGAGACACAAACATGGCAACAAAAACCAACCTTCCAGCGAGCTTTGTCAGTGGGGCTATTCTTACTGCGGCCCAGCAGAATGACCTCAGAGGCGCGTTCCGTGTTCTTCAGGTTGTAACCGCAACAACAACATCGACTGTGGCTCTTCCAAACACGACCTTTGTTCAAGTGCTGACAGCAAGCATTACCCCACAAGCAACAACCAACAAAATTCTTATTTATGCGAACTGTCCTGATATGTACAAATCAACAGACGCAGCAGGAAACGGCATCAACGTACAACTGTGGAAAGGTGCATCAAGCATCGCTTACTTGGGACAAGACTTCTTGCGCACTGACGACACTCAACGCCAGCATGGACAGTTTGACGCGTTCTACATGGACAGTCCTGCAACAACATCAGCAACCACATACTCAATTTACATGAACAACCGCACCACCGGAACTTGCTCATTTAACTTCAACGGTTCTGTCGGTTCAATTCTTCTTATGGAAATCAGCGCGTAAATGCGAAAAAGCCTGATTCTATTGGTGATTTGCGCATCGCTAACTGCTTGCGCAGATCGTGAACGACTCAATTGCCCACCAACAAAAAACAAAGCCCTGCGCGGCGTGACCGAACAGCTTGTGCCAACTACCGCAACACCGCAGTACGGCACAGGAGGAAAGTGCACATGAAAATGAGACCAAGACACAGCAACGAAGAAATCAAAGCACGACTCATTCTGATCGTTGGCCTAGCAATCTCGGTGGCATTTGTAGGCACAGTGTTCTCACTTCTCTTTGGCTTGCTATTCGTGACGCAACCGCTTGAGGTCTCACCGAATGACAACGAAGCCTGGGCTGTGTTATCGCCGCTGACCCTCACAATGTCCGGGGTTCTTGCAGGCCTTCTAGCATCAAATGGTTTGAAGAACTCAAGCAAGGACAAACCAGATGAGTAAGTACACAGGCACCAGCGATGGTGTGGCAACAGCTAAACGACCAGGCACAGAACGCTTCGTGGTTCTCTGCAACAAACGCTGGGGCTTTAAGAATCTGGGGACTTGGGTGGTCAGAGACATCGCAGGGAAGCCTGGTGTCATGAGCGTTCATAGCACCGCAAGGGCACTTGACACTTCCTACGGCACAAACAAAGCGGCAGGCAAAGAGGCCATTCTGTGGTTCGTGCAACATGCAGCTGCGCTTGGCCTCGAGGAGGTTCATGACTATTCAGGAATCACCAAGAAGGGCTGTGAGACCTGGGGGCGCGGCTGGCGTATCGGCAGAGGCTGGAAGGATTGGTCAGCCGAAGACAACGGTGGCTCACAAAAAGCAACATGGATACATTGCGAACTTGCACCCAAGTATGCTGACATGTCGCCTGGAGACTATGAAGCCGTATGGCGTAGTGTCCCCAAGCCGTAAGAACTCCCAGCTCGTTTGAGCGTGGCTGGG